GGCAGTCAACGGTCGTCATTCGTGAATAGGTGTTCCCATCCTGGTCGGGGACCAGCGGCTTTGGCTTTTCCCTGAAGTTCCCATTCACCCCAACCAACCTGAACTTCGATCGGCTGGTAACCATTACGCGGACAGGGCGATCCGCAGTCAGGTCCCTAGCGGATCGGATGTCTGCCTTCAGCCTGCGCTGCACGATAGGAGATTCCGAGGCGGAGGCAGTTCGAAGCCGTCTTGTGGCCGCGTACCAGGTAGATTCTGGGGGTATTGGTTCAGTGTTCGTGGTTTTAATTTTGACCGTCACGACACTCAGTACTTCTTCGTTGCCCGGGGAGTCAAGCACCACGCGCAAGACTGAGCCAAGCTCTGCCTCCACCTCCAATTGTAAGGCTCCCCAGATCCTGTCTGGGATGGCCGGGCAGAGCACTGCCTGTGTGTTCGTAAGGCGAAGCGCCCTTGGGGCCAACAGCGCCCTGGCTTTATTCGGGAGCGCGGTTAACCCGGCAGCTACACCTGCCAACTGTTGAAAGATTGTGCGGCGTGTCAGCATGGGGTTGCCTCCATTATAGTTTGTATCCCTTGTCGAGTGCGCTGCGGATCCCGCGAAACGACTCTACTACCTTGTCGATTGCCCGGCCTTCGTTGCGATCGGGGGCCGGCATGGCGTCGACGACGCGCTTCAAAAAGTCCTTGGTGGGCGGGGTGACACGTCCGAACAACGTCACGCGCCGTATTGAGTCTGGCAGTTTCGGTTTCGGCATTGCGCATTTATTGTACCGAAACTGCTTGCGTTCGTCAACGCATTCCCGTAGAATTACAAGCGATGGATCCGTCGCTTGTCGTTCTACTGTGCGTTTTCGTCCTATCCGTTGTCGTTAACGGAGCGCTGGTTGCTGTAGCGTGGAGCCGTTCCCTCCGGTCCTCGCAGCAAACCGCGAACCTGCTTTCGTCCGCCATTGAGGTCTCAAAGTCGCTGGAGAAAACCGTCGCACAGCGATCCTCGATGGCGGACGAGGTCGCGGCGCTACGGCAGCCGCTTACCGAGTCGGTGGTGGGAGCCCGGATGCTCTCCGAAGACCTGCAAAAAGCCACACGGGAAATGGCCGGGAACCTGATCGCCGTCCCCAAGATGGTAGAGGTGATCGCGGAGATGGGTAAGCGGCAGGTGGCAATCCTCGAGGCGGTAAACAAGACGGCCGAAACGCTGTATGGTGCGCTTCACTCCAAAGACGCCAAGGCCGGCTACCGTCCGTACGATGCGGTAGACGCTGACCGGGAATATGCGATCGGGGAACTTCAGCGTGCACACGGTTTGACGCGGCAGGAAGCTGAAGAGAACGTCAACAGCCAGAAGCTGTGGGAAGGGTTGAGCCTGAACCGATGAATATGCCAGCGGACGCGGGGGACCCAACAGGCGCGTGCCGAGATACCCGTGCTCGGCCCATTGAGTCTCGCTTGACGAGTCGGAATGGCCGCTGGCACCAGAAAGAATAGCCCATGACCCGCGAAAAGATGCAGCGTGCAGTTCTGTTTGGCCTGAAGCGCAGCCAAGGTAAACCCATGGAAGCACAGGCAGAGGCTGTCTTGAACGCCATGGAAATAGCCATGGAGATGGAGTCCGAAGAGAAGGCCGCTGAACCGATAGACTTCTCTCCGGAACGCCAGCACGTTCCTTCAGGTTTGCCTATCCCCCCGCAGTCCATCACGCCGGTGGGCCCGGACGGTGGCGGGCTGATTGATACCGTCGTCGAGACGGCACAGGCAAACCCGGCGCCGGCTGCGCGGATTACCAGCGTCCGCCGGGCGGACGGCCCGGTGGTCGACCTTCCGAAGCTGTTGGAGGTTCTGCACTCCCACACCCCCCCGACCATCGACATCACCATTGACCACCCCGAGAAGGGCCTGCGCACCGTGCGCCTGGAACGGAACGTGATTGCCGATCCGATCGCCAAGACTGCCCGGCTCACGTACAAGCACCCGTTGTTTTCCGACGACATGCAGGCGGTGGTGGTTCTGGAGGCCGACGGCCCGCTGCCGGATCTGGCTGGCGCCGTGGCCGAAGTCCGACGTCGCGCCGAAAAGCTCTATGCGTGGCGACCAGCTCACATCGAACCGGTAGCTCCGCCCCCGCCCCGGGGGTTCAGCCTGGATACGGTACCTAAGCTGAACGTCGAAGAAGCCATGCTGGAAGAAGCCACCGCCCCAAAACCCTCTTCAGTTTCAGGTCTGAAATTCGACACTTTCAAGTTTGGGCAGTAGATCCTTACCCGTCAACGCTTTCCAGGTCCCAAATTAACTTTCAACTTTCGCTTGAATAGGCTAAACTACTGACGAGGCGGCCAGAACTGTACCTGCTAGAACCGCCCGGAGGTAGAACGTGGCACTCTTGGAATACACCGTCACGCTGGGAGCTGCGGCCACTCAGGTGACATCCACTGAAATCTACGCCAGCTTCGTTCGAATCGAGAACGAGGCCGGGAATGCGCTGGTGAAGTTCGGAGGTCCGGCCGTCAGCGCTGCGGACTACTCCGGATCCGTACCAGCCGACACCGCCACCGCTTCGAACGGCGTCACTATCGGTCCCTTCCACAGCAACTTGGTGTCGGTACACGGTTTGTACCTGTTGGGGACGGCTGCCCAGAAGGTGCACGTGACGGCGGTAGTGGCGTAAGCGGGAGAACGGTACATGACACTGACATGGGAGGCGCTTGGGGGTTTGATAGCGCTGGTGGCTGCCGTCTGCGCAGTTAACCTATTTGTCACCCGCGCCGTGATTCGACAGGAGATGGACAAGTTTGCGACACACATCCGGCCGATAGGGGAGTGTGATCTCCTGCATACGCTCGTCAACCGTAGGCTCGATAAGCTGGAGGCAACCGAGTGAGCGAGGTGTTCTGGATTGTAGGTGAAAAGCTCAGATTTGCTTGGGCAGCAGTAATTATTGCAACCGTCTACGGCTTTACGATGTTGAGCTTGGCGCTTTTAACGGGGGTCTACGGTCGCCCGCGTGCCTATCACCGAACCATGTGGATACTGGAGCACCTGACCGAGTGGTTCAGTGGTACCGGACGACACCGGAAGGCTGAAGTTCAGGCAATCTCTGGAGAGAAGAAGGCGATCCAGCCCTGATGGCTAAGACGAGAAAAACTAAACCGACGCTGGTGCTTCCCGAGGTAGTGGCGAAGTCCCCCGTAATGCGCCGGCACCGAATCACCGCCAAGAGCCTTCCCAAGTTCAACCGGGACATGCTGGTGGCCTGGAGCCCCACGATGTTGCATGTGTGGTTCACCAAGACCTGGGAAGCGGCCATGGGCGGCGAGAAGGGCGCCCTCGATGACATCGCCGAGATCTACGGTCTGATCGCCAAGCGTGGTACCGGTTCGATGGTGAACGTGAACGTCGGCGGGCAGATGGCGGTGGCCGGGAGCAACGGTCAAGGCTTCGATGCGTTCATCCGCGAGCTGAATTCCATCCAGCGTGGCGCCGTCCGCCCGGCGGACGGGAACTCCGTTCCCTTGCTAGCAGCAGGAGAGCAGTAATGGCCGAATGGAAGCGGGATCCGGTGGTGGAGTCGATCGTGAAGTACTACGACCGGCCGGAGAAATCCCACTGGAGCCTGCTGACTGAGAAGGAAGCGAATGTCCTGTATGGAGAGATCCGGAGGTGCCACCAGAAGGGATTCGTCTACACCGCTGCGAACTACTTTTGGATCGTAGACGAGAAAAAGAAAGACGTTCTGTTCAAACTTTGGGAAGCTCAGGAACTGATTCTCGAGGAAATGGAAAGGCTGAGCGCCAGGGGACGTCCGCAGAGACTGTTCGTGCTTAAGGCAAGAAGACTCGGATGTTCGACCTTGATAGATGCCAAGATCGCCTACAACTGTATGTTCCGCGAGAATCGCGCCGGCATCATCATCAGCTATAACGCCGCCCACTCCCGAGACCTGTTCGACAAGGTTGGTCACATCTACGATCGGCTGCCGTGGTGGTTGCGACCGATGATCTACATCCGGAAGTACGACGAAGGCTTAACCTTCGACAACCCGGACAAAGAACAACGGCCGTTCAGCCCAGGCCTTAACAGCCGCATCGTCATCGTGCCGGCCAATGCTTATGGAGGTGTCGGGCAGGGCTATTCGATCTCCGATGCCCACCTGAGCGAGACCAGCGACTGGGACCAGCACCGGGCCCGGGAGATCATCGCAGGCGACTTGCGGTGGGCGTTAACCAATAACCCCGAAGACGTCCAGGTGATCGAGACAACCGGCAAGGGCGCCGGGACGTTCACCGAGAAGCTCTGGCAGGCCAATTATCAGTTGCTGGACATGGCCACCTGGAAGCCGACGTTTCTGGGGTGGTTCTTTGAGAAAAGCCGTTCGACGGAACCCGAACCGCACTGGAAGCCATGGGCCGATGAAGTCGCGCTCCGCGATCGCATCTCCAAGGAATGGGCGAAATGCGACAAGTGCGGCGCCATGCGGCAGATGATGCTTGCTCCAGAACTCTTGGAGTGCATGGACTGCAACAAGGGCAAGATGCGGGCATACGTTCTCAGTGATGCCCAATTGCGGTGGTACTGGCAGGAGCGCTTGAACGCCGAAAAGCAGGGCCCGGATTCTGTTAAAGAGCTGCATCAAGAACTCGCAGCGACACCTGAGGACTGCTTCCAAGCGTTTGGGTACGAAGTTTTTCCGGCTTCGGCCGTGGAGTGGGTCAGCCGGACGGTACTCAGTAAACCGCTGGCGATCGGGAACCTGGACAGTGGTGGGCATTTCCACGCGGTGAAGAACCAGAAGACCGGGCAGTGCTACCAGCACGGCTGTGAATTGAACCATGCGACCGATGCCGAACAGCCGCTGCGTATTTGGGAGTTCCCCGAGCGTGACTGTAAGTACGCCATGGGGGTAGACGTTGCGGAGGGCATCGGTCAGGACTACTCCGTCATCTGGGTGAACAAAGTCGGCGCCAGCGCTGCCGAAGCGGACTACCATGTGGCCACTTACCGATCGAACACCATCACGCCATGGTTTCTGGCCGACGTCGTGAACCTGCTGGGGCGGTGGTACAACTGCGCCCTGGCCGCCGTGGAACGTACCGGGCAACCGACTACCGCCGACCGGCTTCGAATGTTCCACGCCTACCCGAACATCTTCCGGTGGAAGCATCCGGACGCTCAGAAGATCTTCTCGAACCTGTGGCACTGGGTGACGCGGGTGAACACCAAACCCTGGCTCATAGACACCGCCATCGGCTGGCTTCAGCAGCATGCGTGGTACATACGTGATCCGATCTTTGCCCACGAGATGAAGTACTTTCACCGTGAAGATTTTTCGAGCCGTAGCACCGGCGCCGTCGAGGGAGAAAACGACGACGTCATTATGGCATCGCTCATCTGCTTGTATTGTTCCCACGACACCGACATCCGAGACTTCAGCCGCCCGGTGGTTCTACCGGTTGATAGCGGCTTAGCGCAGTGGAAAGCCTACGAGATGACGTGTCTTTCATGCGGTCGGGAGTTTGGCCTGGACTTCCCCGAACAGGTCAAACGCTGTCCCGGCTGCCGCTCGATTCTACTGCGTGGCCGGCGCAATCAGACCGCGTCGCCGGTAGATGTTTTCGAAGACATGGTTCGGACGATGCCAGCGCAGGAACTGGTAAAGCCCGATACCGAACCAAGGGAGTGGTTAACGTAGTGAAGAACTATACCGTCGCAACCGAAATCAAGCTCACCGAGAAGCAGTTCGACAAGATCTGTCTAGCGGTGGGCGGTGACGAACCCCCGTCCGCAAAGATCAGCGAAGTCGCCACGGACCTGATCCGGAACTTAGCCGATGGCGGGCTCATGCTGCCGCGTGAGGCGGTGGACCGGATCGAGATCGCCATTAACAGCATCCGTCCGGAGCGCATCGTGGAGAGCGTGGAGACGTCTGCTAATCGAAAGGGCGAGCGTATTCTCTTGACCTATGAGATAGATCCGGGAAACTACCCGTCGCTGAAGGAAGCCTCGGAATCGCAGGGCCGGCCAGTAGAAGCTTTGATGCAAGAGTGCATGGCTTGGCAATGGGTACAGGGGAATCTATACGCGGTCCCGGCTGAACCTCCGCCCCTGATTATCACCCGCGAAGACCAGGAGTTTCTGAAGAAGACGCTGGGCGTACAGACGGTCTTTGGTACGGATGTTGTGAGGTGGATCAGGGAGCTGGTCGAACCGCAGAAGGAGGCGGCAAGTGCCGATTTACGAGTCGGTGTGTAGAGGATGTGGGGGCGCCAGGGAGTGGTACGCTCCGCTGTCGACGTCGCCCGATCCGGACTGTTGCGGCCAGCCGATGAGCCGGCTGATTTCGCAGTTCCGCGTGGTTTTCACCGGCCCGATCACCGCCCGCTACAACGACAAAAAGCTGGAGGGAGCGCACAAGGAAGGCTTTACGGCGTGGCGCGTGCACAGCGCGAAGGACCCACGGCATCCGGAGCCGGTGCGAATAACCTCATTTTCTGAGCGCCGCGCCTACATGCGGGACGAAGGCTTGGAGGAGGTTCCCTCCAACGCCACGATCTCCGGAGTCGGCCAGGATGGACAGGAGGTGAAGGTGTCGACAGTGGGCGAACCCGGGTGCTGGGTATGAAACCGTCCGCCCGGCGGACGAACATCTGGCTGAGGCCGTGGGCACTTCCGGCTGTTTGCCGTTGTTGTAGAGGTAAACCATGAACGAAGTCTTGCTGCTTTCGGCGGTGACCGCGTGTATATCGTTCACGCTGGCCGAGGCAGCTCTATTTTCCGGGTTCCGCCGGTTGGCACTCCGAGCCCACCCCAAGCTAGGGGAATTAACCCAGTGCGCGTATTGCACCTCCCACTGGGTAGCCCTGACGCTCGTGCTGTGCCTCCGCCCGGGCCCGGGATGGGGGAGCGATTGTCCGGCAGCGATCTCGCTCCCCCTTACGGTGTTCCTTGTTGTCTGGCTGGCCACCCCGCAGTGGCTGGTGATCAGCCGCCTGATGGCGTGGGCGGGAAAGTAGAGGTTCCACTATGGCTACATCCGCTACCTTGCAGATGCCTACCGAGATCGCGCAGATCCCCCGGGCGCCGCTCGTCTTGAACCCCAAGACCGATACCCTGGACAACAGTGACGGGTACACGCGCTCCCTGATGCAGTGGCGGGAAGCAGCCCGGGAAGAGGCGATCGCGCTGCGCCGGATGAACCCCGAATGGGACCGGGTTCGAACGTACATCGACATGATCGAAGGGAAGCAGTGGTCGAGGCCTTTACCGCGTTACCGTTCCCGCTGGAACGACAACCGCATGGCCGAAACCCGTATCGACCGGCTGAGCCTGTTGACGGACATTCGGCCGGCGGTGGAAATCCGCTGCAACGTACCGGACTATCAGCAGCAGGCCGACATCGCCCAGAAGATCATCTTCCACGAATGGGCTCGGCAGGACCTGGACCTGGCTCTGGTAGCGGCCGTCGACCACGCGCTGTTATCGGTTGGCTATTGGAAGATCGGCGCCGCGATGCCCGGGGAGATGTTCGTCATACCGTGTGGGATGGACACCGTCTTGCCGATTCAGCCGGGCCGCGACATCCAGCAGTCGAGCGCCGTACTCTACCGCACCTACAAGCCGGTGTGGTACTTCAAAGAAGCCTACGGAAAAGCCGCCGAAGGTATTGAGCGTGAGGCCGCCGCGCCGATTTGGACCAACATCAACAACCAGAACGCACGGCCGGGTTTTTTGGAGGAGTACACGTTCTCCTCGATGTCCCCCGCGATGCGCTACATGAACTCCCAACGGGCGCTGAACCGCAGCTTCAACTCCACGACCGGCCCGGGGAGTTTTCCCGTGGCGGAAGTCGAAGAGTACTGGGTAGACGACCACAGCGTGAACGAGTCGAACTCGGTAGTGGTGGTGAAAGACCCGCGCTACTCGACCGAACAGCACAACTACCACTACAAAGTCCGTCCTGGAGAAAGGCTATTCCCACGGAAGCGGCTGATCGTCTTTGTGGGTTCGCGGGTGTTGTACGACGGGCCCTCCCCGTATTGGCACGGGCTTTTCCCGTTCGCAGAGTTGGCCTTGAACCCTGTAGTGTGGGCGCCCGGGGGGCTGTCGGCGTACCGGAATCTTGTACCGGTTCAGAGGGCGATCAACGAGCTGGGTGCCGGGATCCTGGATCTGTGCCGGCGCGCGGTCGAGCCTCAGCTTGTAACCCGTGAGGGAGCCGTGGCCGATGCCGCCTGGAACCAGTTCTACGGTGACATGCCGGGCGGGAAGTTAAAGTTAACCGGGATGGGCAACCCCAGCAGCGACGTTCAGTACATGCAGCCGCCTCCGCTGCCCGCCTACGCGCAGGGGTTTATGCAGTATCTCGGGCAGGCGTTTGACAGGATGAGCGGGAATATCGACGCCACGCAACTAATGAACAAGAAGCAAATAAGTGGCGGCGATACTATTGAGCAACTAAAAGATTCGCAGAATTCCGGTTTTAGACTTGAATCAAGATACATCGAACCGTTCTTGAGATCGGCTGGACTCATCGCGGTGGCCAATATTTTTCAGTATTGGGTAAGGGAAAAAAGAATGTGGATGTTTGGAGCGGATGGCGTAACCCTGGAGGATTTCGACTACGATCCAACTACCATGGCTCCATGGACAATGCCGAGAGAGGACCATTGGAAGTTATTCAGCGTTGTCATCAGCCAGGGCAGCTTGCACGGCGCAGCTTCAGACCGCCTGAAACAAGTAGCGATTTCCCTATTTCGCTTGGGCGCGGTGAGCAGAAACGAGTTACTGCGAAAGATGGAGTGGGGAGGCCCAGACAAACTCGAAATCATCAATCAAGAGCTGGCGGAGCAAAATGCAACCGGGATGGCGCCAGACGCTACGGGTAAAGGCCAAGTCCCACGACTCACGCGAGGTGCTAGAACTGGCAACCCATACTGAGATACAGCTCATTCGGTAGCGATCCGGCTCCGCTTGTTGGAGCATAAACGCGAACAAAAGCGTCGGTGGCGAGTGACCGACGCGACAAACGCTTTGCCGCATCTCTCGCAAGCCATTGTCGGCTTAGTTCGGAGATGTATCGCGTAGCAGGCGTGGGAACAAAACTTCCGATGTTCGCACGGTAAGCAAGTGAACGTCTTTCCGCAGTGCTCACAGCTAAACTGAACCTCGTGGAGTGGCCTTTGCTGAGCGCATTTACGCGAGCAGAACCTCCGCTGTTGATGCGGCAAGGAAGAGAACGTAGCGCCGCAACGTTCACACGCCCGCTGGAGTGCTGTTCTTTGGGAATCCCCAGCGCATCTGCGTGAGCAGTACGATCGCGTACCTTGTGGATCCGAGGTGGGCCTAGGAAAGGGCATCCCACAAGCGGCGCAGTTAACCATCGCTACCTTACGGTTCCTTCCTCCGGAATTGATGGGCAGAAGAAACTCTCCAGGTCTCAAGATAATACGTGCCCTATTTTTATTTGTCTGCGCGCAGGACTTTGAGCAGAAACGACCGTGGCCCAGCTTGCTGGATACGAGTCTATGGAACTTGTCTCCGCATTCGTGACACCGCTCGATAGTGCAACGATACCTTTGTCCTGATCCGTTCCATAGGCGCGTAAACACTTCTCCCGCCTGTAGCGGTTTAGTCTTTCTCCTCGCGGAGTTGCACTTGGGGCAGGCAGGTACGATATTGCCTGGATTGTTGTTCTTTCCGTTCCCGTCCACATGATCTGGCAACAGCGACCAAGGGCGCGTTTTTCCTTTGGTCCACCGCAAGATCTTCCCACACCAGTGGCAGGGATGCGGCCCCCCTCCAATGCGATCGTATAGGATTACGCGGTGTTGAGGTATTGTTCCCGCACCTACAGCGAGGGGGTGATTCGGCAAATACACACGCTTGTAGCGTGACTTCAGTTCTTTCTTTGGGAACTGGTACGAGTACAACTGTTCTGCGATCGCTTGATTTTTGCAGCCCCTGCTGGTGTTGCAGGAACTACAGCATGGAATTAAGTTGTTCGGGTTGTTGTTGAGCGACCAAGAATCTTTATGATCTACAATGAGGTAATCCTTGGGACGCAGGTGAGATTGCAAGCGCGGATACCATCGCACAGTACAGCCACACCAATGGCACTTGTGCGCTCCCGGCCCGATCTTGTCATAGAGGACCACGCGGTGCTCCATCGCCCGTCCGGTGGCATCGGCTAACGGATGGCCCGGGCGCTTCACCTCACGGTATGGGGTCTTCTTTCTAACGCGCATGGGGTTAGCCCCCCCGTCCCTCGCCTTTATCTGCGGTAGGGCGTTTCACGTCCAAGCAGTGCGCTGGGGCGGGGGGTAGTTCCAGTGTGAACCCAAACGGCAAAACCTGCAATCCCCGCAAATGGGGGTAGGCGGTACCAGTCCGGCGAGACGGTACGGCCGAAAGTCTCCGGTTTTTTGCCGTACCGATGGAAAGTTTATGGTTTTCTGCCGTACGGCCGAAAGTCTCCGGTTTATCGTCCGCCCGGCGGACGGGGAAAAGCCGCAGGTAGTAGTTGAGCTTTAACCTGTCAACGAATAGAAAACAGGCAGTTTACGGTTGCGTAGTTTCACCTCTGGATGTACCATTGGTTTGAGATGGCTACTGAAGGAAGCCTGCGCTTCCGATGGGAAAACTTCCGCCTCTGGCTGGCGAAGCTGCTGTACGGGTGGGCGTGCCGGCTGTCCCGGCAGAACCTGGAACGGCCGTGGGATCCGGCGGCGCCTGGGGAGTTCGGTCGGCTTCAGGCGGTGCGTTCTGAGAGGATCGCCCGAGAGTGGCACGCGAAATACCAAACGCTTCGGAAGCAGGGGATTGAGAAGCGTTCCGGTAGAAGGGTGGACTTCTGATGCCGACCACTATCGATAGCTCCCCGTTTCCCTTGGGCTTCCTGACGACGGTGCCGGGTACGCCGGTAACGCTCACGGCAAACTTCCCTGATTTCGAGTTCGAGTATGTCAATCTGATCCTGATCCAGTCGCACTCCGAGAATCTTGGCCGATGCTTCTTTGGGAATAGCCGGTTGAACTTGCTGACAGGTGAAGGTTTGATCTACACGTTGATGGGGGCGGGGGACAGTTTTGTTCTGATGAACACCGCCCAAAACGTCTACCGGCTGGCCGAGTTCCGTGTGGATGTAGAGTTCGCGGGGGACGGTCTTACGTGTTCAGTGTACGTCAGGTAAACCATGGGTAGCATACACGTTGGCGGCGCCGGGATGGCGAAAATCTCTGGGTTCATTGGGCCTACGGGGTACTCGGGTTACACCGGGTATACGGGGCATGATGGAATCCTAGGTGGACCTGGAGAAACTGGGTACACTGGTTATACGGCTCCCACTGGGTATTCTGGCTATACCGGATACACGGGTTATACGGGCCCTGGAAACTTCACTGGCTACTCAGGGTACACGGGCTACACCGGGGCTGGAGCCACCGGATACACCGGCTATACTGGGGCTGGCGCGTTCACGGGGTACACCGGATACACGGGCTCTGAGATTACGGGCTATACAGGGTACACTGGGGCGCAAGGGCAGACTGGGTACACTGGTTACACCGGGCTCCAGGGATTCTCCACCGGCCAAAACCTCTGGTTCCACAACAACGCCTCTTCTGATGTAGGCGGATACGAAACGCTCTTTCCGTTCCCGGCCGATTCCACCCAAGAGGACGAAACTGCCGTCGCCAACAGCGTAAGCGGTGAGGTGCTGATTGATCCGTACGTTACGGCTCCCGGATTCCCCGGAGTATCCATCATCCCTGCCGGCCAGTGGCAATTCTTCATGCACCACTACGTGGACCTAGCTGTTGGCTCGGTGACCACGTTCGTTTACCGGGTCTACAAGAGGGCTTCTGGCGGGGGGGAGACGCCACTGTTCAATGTCACCACGGCGGAAGTGAACGCGACAACCGTGGCCTCCTACCAGACCGATTACGCCCAAGCTGCCGCGATCATTCTGGATTCGACTGATCGCATTGTGATCAAGGTCTACGCCCAGACTGACTCTGTTGGCGATCGCACATGCCACTTTGTCTACGAGGGAACGGCCAACGCTTCCTACGTTACTACACCATTATCTGGAATGTCGGCTACCGGCTACACTGGTTACACTGGTCCAGCCTCGACGGTAACCGGATACACGGGGTATACGGGTACCAGTTCCACTGGATACACCGGCTATACCGGATACACTGGTTACACTGGTCCGCAGATCACTGGTTACACCGGTTATTCTGGGTACACCGGCTACACCGGACCAGACAACCAAACTCCTGGACCAACAGGGTATACCGGTCCAGCCGGAGGAAAGGGTGAAACCGGCTACACGGGATATACGGGACCGACTGGGTACACGGGGTACACTGGGCCTCAAATAACTGGCTACACTGGATACACTGGGGATGCGGGGGCAGCCGGGGCTACGGGCTATACAGGGTACACTGGATCAGGTAGCACCGGCTACACTGGCTATACAGGTACAGTGGGATCCGCAGGTACGACCGGCTACACGGGTTACACCGGGCCGGAGGTAACAGGCTACACCGGGTACACTGGTGCTGGCGCGTTTACTGGTTATACCGGTTATACGGGGTGGACTGGAGAAGGCCAAGGCCCGACAGGGTATACCGGTTATACCGGCGCCGATTCAGCCGTAACGGGTCCGACAGGC